GCTGAACACCAGCAGCACCAACGGCGCTCAGAACAACACGTTCCTCGACAGCAGCACCAACAACTTCAGCATCACCCGCAACGGCGACACCACGCAGGGGTCGTTCAACCCGTACATGCCCAGCGGGTACTGGAGCGGGTATTTTGATGGGACGGGGGATTGGCTTAATCCAGGAACAAATGCAGCATTTGCTTTTGGGACCGGCGATTTTACGGTTGAGGCTTTTGTCTGTGTTGGCTCCTCCGGTGCGGGCCCGTTTGACATTTATGATGGGCGGGTTGGAACAACAGGTAGCGCTAACGGTTTTTCAATATACGTTATTAGCAATTCAATAAGAATTGATACAGACATAGCAGGAGTAATGTCTGGAGGAAGTGTACCTACAAGTGTTTGGACACATATTGCGGTAACAAGAGCTTCTGGGACATGGCGTTTGTTTGTTGGAGGAACACAAGTTGCTACAACCAACGCGTTTTATAACTTAACAGATCAATACGCAAGTATTGGTGCATCTAACGGTACTTTATTTTTTAACGGCTACATTAGTAACTTCCGTCTCGTAAAAGGCACCGCCGTCTACACCGCCAACTTCACGCCCCCCACCACCCCGCTAACGGCCATCACGAACACCTCCCTGCTGTGCTTGCAGGACAACCGCTTCAAAGACAACAGCACCAACGCCTTTGCCATCACGGTGAATGGTGACACGCGCATCAGCAAGTTCGCGCCGTTCAACCCGCCAGCGTCTTACAGCACGGCCTCGTATGGGGGCAGTGGGTATTTTGATGGGACGGGGGATTACCTGAGCATTGCGGACTCGGCCACCATCCGCTTTGGCACGGGCACCTTCACCATTCAAGGATGGGTCTACCGAGGCGCAGCAGGAGCCACGCACACTATTGCGGCCAAGGGCGGGGCGTCTACTGGTTGGGTGTTGCAAATCACTTCTACGAACGTGCTGCGATTTACAGACACGACAACCAACATTGACACCACTACAACCATCCCGGCGTCAACGTGGGCGCATGTGGCCGTCGTCAGAACCGGCACGGGGGCCAACGGGCTAAAGCTGTATATCAACGCGGTGGACAGCGCCACAGGCACCAGCGGCACAAATTTCAACCAAACAGAAGCACTGAATATTGGCGCGGACCGGTCCAACGCAAATGCGTTCAACGGCTACGTCTCCAACCTGAAGTACACGGTAGGCACGGCAGAAAGTATTTCTGTCCCCGCGTCTCCGATTACGGGCGGCACGGTGTTGCTGAACTTCACCAACGCAGGCATCTTTGACGCGGCCACGATCAACGATGGTCAGACCGTGGGCAATGCGCAGGTCAGCACCACGCAGGCGAAGTGGTCACCAACCAGCATGTCGTTTGATGGTACGGGTGACTATGTGGCCGTCATTGACAAGCCAGAACTGCGGATTGGTACCGCGCCATTCACTATTGAGTTTTGGCTGTACTTCACATCGTCTGGGGGCACTCAAACTGTAGTAAGTAAAGGGACTTCTACCACTGGTTGGCAAGTACAAGTGTCAAGCGCAGAGCAAATAGAGTTTGTGTTTGGTAGCCTCACTATTACTTCTGCCACTATCACTCCAGGTGTTTGGACGCATGTGGCAGTGGTCCGAGAAGGTACAGGTACGAATCAAACAAAAATATACGTCAACGGCACTAACACGGGCGTTGATACTGTTGCTACAAACTTCAACCAAACAAATCCGCTGTATGTTGGCGCCAGTAGAATTTTGACCCAACTTTTGTACTTGGGGTATGTTCAAGACCTCCGCATCACGAACGGCGTTGCCCGCTACACGGCTAACTTCACCGCACCAACTGCAGCCTTTCCTACGCTATGACGCTTTACAGCAAAAACGGGTCGATCCCGAAGCCTGAGACGGACGGCACACCCGGCTGGGTGGAGGTGCCTGAGCCTCCTGTGCCTGGAAAGGGCGAGGAGACGGTCTGGTGGTGCCCGCCTGGGTGGGTGGTGCGGCCCGTGGAGCCTGCGCCGGTCGAGGGCTATGTGTGGAAGTGGAGCCAGAGCGAAACGCAGTGGGTTGACTATCAGTTGCCACCTAATCCTGGCCCCGCTCCTGGCCCCGCTCCTGCCCCTGCGCCGGCGCCGATGCCCAGCGGCAACGTGACGATTTGAGGCATGATGTCTAAGACACCCGCCTGGACGCGCAAGGAAGGCCAGAACCCCAAGGGCGGCCTGAATGCCAAGGGACGCGCCTCTGCCAAGGCCCAAGGCATGAACCTCAAGCCCCCGGCACCGAACCCCAAGAACGAGAAGGACGCCGCACGGCGCAAGTCGTTCTGCGCCCGCATGGGCGGGATGCCTGGGCCGATGAAGGACGAGAAGGGCAAGTCCACACGCAAGGCGCTGGCCCTAAAGGCGTGGAACTGCTGACATGCAAATCCCCATCGTCTCTGGCATCTACACCGACAACGGCCCTGACCTGCGCACGGCCTACCCGGTCAACTTCTTCGTCACGCCCAAGGGCAGCGGCATCAGCGATGCCTACCTGCGGCCGGCTGACGGGATCGTGAGCGATGGCACCGGCCCAGGCACTGACCGTGGCGGCATCGAGTGGCGCAACACGCTCTATCGCGTCATGGGCACCAAGCTGGTGAGCATTGCCAGCAATGGCGCCGTCGCCGAATTGGGCGATGTGGGCGGCCCCGTGGATGATCTGGTCGCGTTCGACTACTCGTTCGACCGCCTGGCCGTCGTGTCGGGCGGCCGGCTCTACTACTGGAACGGTGCCACGCTCACGCAGGTGACGGACCCGGACCTGGGCACGGTGCTGGTCGATGTGGTGTGGGTTGACGGCTATTTCATGGTCACGGACGGCGAGTTCCTGGTGGTCACGGAACTGAGCGATCCGACGCAGGTGAACCCGCTGAAATACGGTTCATCCGAGGTGGACCCTGACCCCGTGGTGGCCCTGCTGAAGCTGCGCAACGAGGTCTATGCGCTGAACCGGCACACCATTGAGGTGTTCGACAACATCGGCGGCGATCTGTTCCCATTCGAGCGCATTGACGGCGCGCAGATCCAGAAGGGCGCCATCGGCACCTTTGCGTGCTGCGTCTTCAACGAGATGATCGCCTTTCTGGGCAGCGGACGCAACGAGGCCCCCGGCGTCTACATGGGCGCCAACGCCACGGCGCAGAAGATCAGCACCGACGAGATCGACCGCCTGTTGCTGACCTACACCGAGTCGCAACTGTCGCGGGTGAAGCTCGAAGCCCGCAACGACAAGAACCACCAGCTGCTGTACGTCCATCTGCCTGACCGCACGGTGGCGTTCGACCTCGCGGCCACGCAGGCACTGAGCCAGCCGATCTGGACGACACTGACCACCACTCTCACGGGCTTCGCGCAGTACCGGGCGCGCAACTTCGTCTGGGCCTATAACCAATGGTGTATCGGCGACCCGTCGTCATCGGCCATCGGGCACACTGTGGACACGCGCAGCGACCATTGGGGCCAGACGGTGCGCTGGGAGTTCGGCACGATCATCGTCTACAACGCCGGCAGCGGCGCCCTGTTCCACGAACTGGAACTGGTGGCGCTCACGGGCCGCGTGGCGCTGGGGCTGGACCCGCAGATCAGCACCAGTTACTCCCTCGATGGCTCGGCCTGGGGCCAGGATCACTACATCCGCGCCGGGGCTATCGGCAATCGAACCAAGCGCCTAGTGTGGCTACGGCAGGGCTTCATGCGCCACTGGCGTATGCAGCGGTTTCGGGGTGACAGTCAGGCGCACCTGTCGTTCGCCCGCCTGGAGGCGCAGATCGAGCCGCTGGCGTACTGATGGCCGCGTCCAAACTCAACCTCACGCGGGATCAACTCGCGTCGTTCCTGCAAGACCATGAGCAGGTGCGGCAGTTCGAGCGCCTGTTTTCCAACGCTCGCCAGTTGGAGCCCACCACGCTGGTGGATCTGGCCATCGCTGCTGGCACTGCCGATCAGAAGGCTACCGAGGCACTGGACGCCGTTGAGCAGATGCGCACGGCTCTGGAACTGCTGACCACTGCGCCACCCCCGCGTGAGTTCAAACGCTCTCGCTACGGGTCGTTTTACAGCACCGCCACGCAAACCGCGACGACCATCAACACGGCCACCGAGGTAACGCTGAACACCACGGACCTGTCATCCGGCGTGTTCCTGAGCGGTTCCCCGCAGTCTCGAATCAACGTGGACACGGACGGCATTTACAACCTGCAACTGTCCGTCCAGCTTGACAAGACGAGTGGCGGCACCGCCGAGTTCTACATCTGGTTTCGCAAGAACGGCGCGGACGTTACGGATTCGGCCAGTCATATCAGAATCCAGGGCAACAACGCCGAGATTTTCTCGGCCCTGAACTACTTTTTCAGCCTCAAGGCCGGCGATTACGTCGAGATCATGTTTTCGGTAAGTGACCTGTCAGTGGAACTGCTGGCCGTGCCTGCTACCGCCCCGCATCCGGGCATTCCGTCCATCATCGTCACCGTGTCCAACAACATCCAGGGGTTCCAATGACCGTAACAGTCCGCGTCCTCGTCCCTCCCAAGCAGATGGAGGCCACGCAGACCACGCAATACACCGCGACCAACGCCAAGGCCATCATCGACAAGGCCACGGTGACGAACACCGACACGGTGAACCGCACGTTCAGCGTGAACCTCGTCACCTCGGGAGGCTCGGCTGGCAATGCCAACCTCGTTATCGACGACCGCACCGTGGTGCCCGGTGAAACCTATCTGTGCCAGGAACTGGTGGGCCAGGCGCTGGAGTCGGGCGGGTTCATCTCCACCATCGCCAGCAACGCCACGGCGCTGACGCTGCGGGTGTCTGGACGCGAAATCACCTGACGGGTATGATGCACGCGCCGAGTTCATGGCTTCCGGCAGCCTCTGAGGACGCCATGAGTTACAGCCTGCGCACGCATTTCGACTCGCTGATGCTGCCCGCCGACGCTGCGGAGTGGCTGCTCATGCTGTGGCAGAGCATCCAGACGTTCGACGACTACGCCGACGACGATTCTGTCAGGCGCGAGGCGCTGGACGCGACGATCTGGAACGTCTTGGTGGCCATGCCGCAGAACACATTCTTCTCGCGCCATGTGTCCGAACTGGTGCCCCTGCTGGGCATGATGGTGCTGAAGTGGCAAGCCTCCGACCGCGTGGAGCGTGAGGGTGGCGCATCGGCTCAATCCTACGTCTGGCGGGCCGGCTACTACGAACTGGTGCTGGCCGCTGTGCGCCTGTGCCACGGCCCTGTGGCGGCGGCTTCGGTGGCTCACAAGGTGCTGGGCATGTACGGCGAGAAGCTGGACGACTATCTGACCGAGTTCAAAAAAGGAGGCAGCGATGCCTAATCCCGTAGTCGCGATTGCCGGGAGTTCCGTCCTCGGATCGATCACGCAGTCCCGTGCAGCCAGCAAGGCCGCAGGCGCACAGACGCAAGCCGCCGAGATGGGGATTGAGGAGCAGCGGCGTCAATTCGACGAGATGCAGAAGCTGCTGGCACCGTACACGCAGGCCGGACAACCAGCGTTGCAGGGCATGCAGAACCTCATCGGCCTGGGTGGCGCAGAGGCGCAGCAGCAGGCCATTGCAGGCATTGAGCAGAGCCCGCTGCTTCAGGCGCTGACCCGTCAGGGCGAGGAGGCGATCCTGCAGCGTGCATCGGCCACTGGTGGGCTGCGTGGCGGCAACGTGCAGGCCGCGCTGGCGCAGTTCCGGCCGCAGATGCTGCAGCAGGCCCTAGAGCAGCAGTACAGCCGACTCGGCGGCCTGACATCGCTGGGCCAGCAGTCTGCGGCTCGCGTGGGTACGGCAGGTATGAACACTGGCGTGAACGTGGGGAACCTGCTGCAACAGCAGGGTGCAGCGCAGGCCGGCGGGGCGCTGGGGCGTGGCGCTGCGTTTGGTCAGTTTGCTCAGATGCCGGGGATGTTAGGCGGGTATCAGTTGCAGACCGGAAAGGACATTTTCGGTAGTCTGTTCGGTGGCACGCCCATTCAACCCGGTGTAATCAGCGGCCTGCCGTCCTACGCGGTCATGCCGCCCCCTGGAGGCTAAGTCATGGCCCAACCGTTCAACTACGTCATCCCCCAGGCAGACCCGTTTGCGGGGGTGCTGCAGGGGCTGAAGCTCGGGGCGTCAGCCCAGCAGATGGAAGCGACGCGGGAGCAGCAGGCCATGCAGGCTGCGGCGCAGCAGCAGGCTATGGCCCTGAAGGCCGCGCAAGAGCAGGAGATTCAGGCCAAACTTGCAGCCCAGAATCGTCTGGCCACGGCCGCCGACTCTCTGTTGGGGAAGATACGCAATGGCAATGCGACGGAATCTGACTTCGCACAATATCGCCTCATCGCACCGAAGGATCAGTCAGAAGCGGCCGCGAGGGTATTTGAGGGCATGAGCAAAACGCAGCAGCTAAACGCTCTGAGCTTTGGCACACAAGTCATGGCCGCGCTTGGCAGCGAAGACCCGCAGATCGGCATTGCTATGCTTGAGGAGCGCGAAGCAGCAGAGCGCGAGAAAAACCCTCAGATGGCGCAGGCGTGGGGGACGGTTGCCAAGCTGGCGAAGCTGGACCCGGCCAATGGCATCTTTGCAGCAGGCGCTGCGATGGCTGGCCTGCCTGGCAGCAAGGAAGCGATTGAGGGATGGCAGAAGACTCAGGAAGAGCGTAGGGCGCGGTCGTTGGAGCCGGCAACGCTAGAGGCCAAGAGGCGCGAGAACATCCCGTCCAGCATCCTTGAGGCGATTGACTACGCCAAGCTGACGCCAGAACAGCAGAAGACCTTCCAGGCGCTGCAAGTGCTGAAAAAGCCTCCTCCTGCGGTGACGAATGTTCAGGTTACAAACCTGGAAAAAACAGCCTCTGGTGAGCTTGCAAAGCTGATCCCCGACCTGTACGAGCAGGCCAATTCAGCCGTTACGCAACTGAAGGACATTCCACGCTATCGGCAGGCTCTGGACAAGGCCATCACCGGGCCATTCGCGGACCAGCGGCTGACGGTGGCCCGCATCGGGAATGCCCTGGGGTTCACTGGCGAAAAGAGCATCAACGCCACGCAGGAACTGATTCAGGGCAACGCTGAGATGGCGCTTCGTTCTCGCAGCATGCTCGCTGGACAGGGGCAGATCACGGAAGGCGAACAGAAACTGCTGCTGAAGGCGCGCAGCGGTGATATCAACTTCACCAAGGGCGAATTGAATACGCTCTTCGGGGTCTTTGAGCGCGCAGCCAAGGCTCAATACACCAAGAGCACGAACCTTTTGAAGTCCGCAGCGGGCAAGTCTGAAACGGCACAGATGTTTTTGGACAACGTGTCTAGACTCCCCCAAGAGGAGCAAGAGGCCGTTATTCCTGGCGCTCCCGTGCGGCCTGGACAGGTCACCCCTGCTGGCCCGCGTGCGGCGCCATCTGCGGCTTCCCCCTACGCCGGCATGTCCAATGAGGAACTTCTGCGGCGGCTCACGCAATCGCCCATGCCTGGAGGCCGTTGATGGACTTCGAATTGCTCCTTGAGGCTGAGCGGCGCGGCGTCCTGCCGCCTGAGCAGGCCGGATTGCTGCAAGAGGCAAGGCGGCGCGGCTTGGTGCCTCAGCAGCAGGCCGGCCCTGAGCGTTACGTCGCCCCTCCCGCAGTCAGGCCCGCAGAAACAGGCCCGGAGCCCACCATCGGCGAGCGCATCGTGGGCGCTGGCGAAACCGCGATGTCGCTGCTGACGGGCGCTGTCGGCGCCCCGCTGGGCATGATCCAGGGCACGGGCGCAGGGCTGGCCAGGGCGATCCTTTCGGGCCAATTCGGCACGCAGCAGGCCGCAGGCGAGATTGAGCGTGCCGCCACTGAGCAGGCGGGCCGGTTCACCTACGCACCGCGCACCCGTGCAGGCCGCGAGATGCTGGGCACCGTGGGCGAAGCCGCCCAGGTCATCCCGCCCGTGTTGCCTATCGTGGCCGCGCCTGGTGCTGTGCTGCAAGCCGCTGGACAGGCCGCGCCGATTGTGCAAGCCACGGCCCAGCGTGCTGCGGCCGCAGTGGCTCCGGTTGCGATGAGTGTTGCCACAGCCCCGGCTCGAGGTGTTCGTGCTGCCGGCAGGGCTGTGGGGGTGTTGCCTCCTGAGCCGGTGGCGATGGATTCCGTGGGCCAGACGGCATCGGCATTGCAGCGTGGGTCTGCTGGCGCGTCTGGGCTTGCAATGGGCACCGAGCGCACGGCTCGCGCTGAAATGATGCCGGTGCCGTTCACGGGGCCGTCTGCCCTGACTGCTGGCCAGGCATCGCGGAACTTCGCGCAGCTTCAGTTCGAAAAGGAAGCGGCCAAGCTGGGCGATGTGGGCGCACCGCTACGCGAGCGCGTGGAAACGCAGACGGCGAACATGATCCGCAACTTCGACGCGCTGATTGACATGCCGAATCCGGTGGCCGCAGACCCGCGTGCCATGGGCATGGGTGTGGACCGTGCGCTGGTGAATCGCGTGGAGGTGCAGCGGCGCAAGGTGCGCGATGCCTACGAAAAGGCCGAGGCCGAAGGCGCACTACAGGCCCCCGTCGAATTGACCCCGCTGGCGGCTCAGTTGTCTGAACTGCAGGCCCTTGAGGGTCTGGTGCCTACCATCCCAGCCGTGCGCCGTGAAGCCGTGCGCCTTGGTGCTTTGGTGCCGGATGAAAACGGCAACCTCATCCCGCAGACGTTGGACCTGAAAACGAGCGAGACGCTGCGCCAGTTCGTCAACGCAAACACCGACTGGACGGACCGGCGCGAGGCCCTGGTTTCCCGCAAGATCAACGCGTCCATTGACGCAGCCACCGAAGGCGTGGGCGGCGAGGCCTACCGCGCCGCCCGCAAACTGCGCGAGCGATTCGCTAACGAGTTCGAAAACGTGGGCCTCACGGCCAAGCTGCTGGGCACGAAGCGCGGCACCGACGAGCGCCAGGTGGCGTTCGGGGATGTTTTCGACAAGGTGGTCATTTCGTCGCCCGTTGAGGAAATGAACAAGCTGCGCAGCACGCTCCTGAGGGCTGGCCCCGAGGGTCAGCAAGCCTGGGCCGACCTGAAGGCTGGCGGTATTCGGTTCATCAAGGATTCAAGCCTGAGTCCGTCGCAGCGCGATTCATCCAACAACCCCTTGCTGTCTCCCGACAAACTGCAGCGCACCGTGCGTACGTTGGACCAAGACGGCAAACTTGAAGCGCTCTATGGCAAGCGCCAGGCTCAGGTGCTGCGCGATCTGGCCGACCTTGCAACGGACATCTACACCGCACCTCCGGGCGCCATTAACACCAGCAATACGGCCAGCGCCCTGCAAGTGGCGATGGATTCGCTGGTGACGTTCGGTGCTACCGGAGTCCCCGCGCCGGCTCTCACGGCACTGAGAGAGGCCAACAAGTACGTGCGCAACCGCAAGACACGCGCCCGCATTGATGCCGCACTGCGCGGCCAAGTAACATCCGCAGACTGACCGCAGACTGCTATCAGACTGACCCCAGGAGCCCCCATGCCCGCCCTCAGCATCCAGCCCCCGTACCCCATCTTCACTGACACGGACGGCCAGCCGCTGGAAAACGGATACATCTGGATCGGCACGGCGAACCAGAACCCGATCACGAACCCGATCGCGGCCTACTGGGACGCGGCGCTCACAGTGACTGCGGCCCAGCCTGTGCGCACGCTGAACGGGTATCCGTCGAACGCGGGCACGCCGGCGCGGCTGTACGTCAACAGCGACTACTCGATCCAGGTGCAGAACAAGAACGGCACCGTGGTGTATTCGGCGCCGGGGGCTACGGAGCGGCTGAGTGCTGATCTGGTGACGTTTGTTCAGGCTGGCTCCGGCGCAGTTACGCGCACGGCGCAGGCCAAGATGCGAGACATCGTGTCGGTCAAGGACTTTGGCGCGGTGGGCGATGGCGTGGCCGATGACACGGCGGCGATTCAGGCGGCCTGTACGGCTGCAAAGACCGTTACGTTCGGGTCATCGGCAGACAACTATCGAATCACTGGCACCATTACCCTGACCAGTGGGGCGACCTTGCTGATGCAGGGGGCCACGGTCACGCAGGCCACTGACCAGACGCCGATCTTCAACGCGGGCAGCACCGACAACGTGACAATCACGGGCGGCAGGTTTGTAGGCAAGAGCGAGGCCAGTTACACCAACAGCCCGTCATCGCAGGCCATCTGCGTCAAGGCAGACAACGCAACTGACTTGCTGGTGACAGAAAATAGGTTTGAAAACTTCTGGTATTCGCCGCTGATGGTTAGCGTCGGCGGGAACCGTGTCGAATTTTCAAGCAACACCGTGAAGGGCCCAGGCGCTGCGGTTCTTGGAGTTGACATAAACCGCCGCAACACCATTGGCTGTACGATTCTCGGGTCTAATGTCCGGGTGTCAAACAATGACATATATGATACTGCGACCGGAATCATTATTGGGCAGGGCTCAACTGAAATCGTGGTTGACGGCAATGTTGTCCACGACCTTATAAATGAGCACGGTATATACGTTGACACTGGGATACGTCGACTGACAATTTCTAACAATGTAATCCGTAATACCGGAGCGGATGGCACTGGTATGAAAGTTCAGTGCTACGACTCCTTTGGCGTTGAGTCCCAGTGCGTTGCCATAACCGGCAACAGCATCAGCAACACAGGCGGCGATGCGATTGCGGTGATCAACACGACCGGCTCTCCGACGCTGCGGACGGTTGGCGTCACTATTACCGGCAACACGATCCAGAACGCTGGCGCTTACGGCATCGACGCCCGCGAAGTTAATGACTGCGTGATTAGCGGAAACGAAATTACAACGGCCGCAAGCAGCGGCATCGCGTGGAGAAACGCTGACAACATTTTGATCATCGGGAACGTCATTCGTAGTTCTGCGCTGACCGGAATCCGTGACCTTAGTTCATCAACCAACGTTACGGTCAAGGATAACGTCGTGCGCAACTGCGCGACGGCAAACGATGGGTCCGACGAATACGGGATTCTGATTGGTAGCGGCGGCGTCAACCATGTGATTGACGGGAACATTATTTCTGACGCCAACGCGAACATGCGATACGGGATTTACATCATTCCCGACATCAATTCGACGCTTTCAATCATTGGTAACACGGTCATGCAGTCAACCGACCAAGGCCTGCGGCTTGGTGCGACCACGGCCTTGCGTGAGTATCGGCGCAACAACTGGATCGGCACTCTTGGAGCAACTTACAACGACCCCGTGCTGCCGGTCGTTGCGTCTGCTGCGACCATTTCTCTGCCCACCGCAGCGGATTCGGTGTCTATCTCTGGCACGACCAACATCACCACAATAAACGCAAACGGACACTCGGGAAGGCGTGTCACGCTGTACTTTCAGGGTGCGCTTACCGTCGTGCGAGGTTCTAATTTGACCCTTAACCAGTCACTCGGAAATTTTGTGACCACTGCCGGCGACACCCTGACGCTGTGTTGCGACGGGACAACTTGGTACGAAATCGCCAGGTCCGCGAACTGACCATGACCCCCACCCGATCCCCCACATCATCCGCTGGCTCCTGCGAACTTCCGGCTACGGCGGCACCCTTACACTTCAAGAACTCCCAAGCACGCGAGGCTGAACGATGACGGACTACATCGGCCCTGAGCGGCGCAAGGGTGGCATCACCGAAGATCGGGTGCAGGTGCTCATCCAGGAGGCTGTGAGCAAGGCCCTGGCAGCGCATGAGCAGCACCTGACCGCGCACATGGACAACCAGTTCAAGGCGCTGCGGCAATCGTTTGCAGATGCCTTTCCCGGTGGCGATCCGCACGGGCATCGCATCGCGCATGAAAAGGCTATCGCCAATGCCTCTTGGTGGGACAAGGCCAAGGGCGATGCGTTCTCGAAAGTCACGGCAGCCGGACTCTGGGCCATCGTGGTGTTCCTGGCTGTGGCGGCCTGGGAGCACATCAAGTCGGAGGCCAAGAAATGAACCCCCTGATCCTCGGGCCGATCCTGGAGGTCGGCAAGACGCTGCTGGACCGCTTTGTGCCGGACCCGGAGGCCAAGCGCCAGGCCGAGATGGAACTGGTTCGGATGGCCGCCGAGGGCGAGCTAAAGCAAACCATCGCACAGCTTGAGATCAACGCCCGCGAGGCCTCTCACGCCTCGGTGTTTGTCGCTGGCTGGCGGCCGGCCTTCGGGTGGTGCGGTGCGCTGGGGTTCCTGTACGCCACGATCGGCCAGCCGCTGCTGTCTTGGGGCGCTGCCGTGAAGGGCTGGCCTGCACCCCCTGCGCTGAACCTGGATCTGCTTTGGGTCGTGATCACCGGCATGCTCGGCATTGGTGGCCTGCGCACGGTGGAGAAGTTCAAAGGGGTCACCAAGTGAACTGGGCCGACTATCCCAACTTCACCGAAGCCGAGTTCCGCTGCCGGCACTGCGGCAAGCAGGAAATGAAGCCCGAGTTCATGGGCCGGCTTCAGGCGCTGCGGGATGTCTACAAGCGGCCCATGACCATCACCTCGGGCTATCGCTGCCCCGATCACCCGGTGGAGAAGGCCAAGGCCACGCCTGGTATGCACTCCACGGGCCTAGCCTGCGACATCGGGGTGCAGGGCGCAGATGCGCACGAACTGCTGCGCCTAGCGATGCACCTCGGGTTCACCGGCATTGGCGTGCAGCAGAAGGGCGCGGGGCGGTTCATCCACCTTGATCTGCGGGCCGCGCCGACGGTGTGGTCGTATTAGGGCGCAAAGATCATCACCAGAACGCCAAGGCCGGCCACGATTGCACTGGCAACGCAGAGTGCTGCGATGACCTCGCCCTCCCAGAACTTGGCTCCGTAGAAGTCAGGGTCATCCTGGCCCAACTCGGTGCATGGCTCGGCGGCTTCGGGGTAACGACCCTGCTGGTCGCAGCCGTGGGGGATGCGGGGATGTTTCATCTTCCAATCTCCTTAAAAAGCAACGGGCCAGCAGAGTAAATCCACCGGAACTTGGTTCTCGCTGTCGGGTCGGCGCGCTTGGTGCGGGTGACCCATCCTGCTTGCTCAGCGTACTTCAGCGAGGCGGCCACGTTGTTGGGCTTCACGCCCCACTTAATGCCGACGTCGTGGGTTGTCAGCTCTTCTTCGGGATTGCGGGCAAAGAAGACGGCGACGTGGGTGACGATGCTCATGCCTGCCCCCTTGCGCGGATGATGTCGTCGCGGGTCATGTCAACCCCGCCAGTCGAAACGCCACCTCAACCGGCACCGTGGCGTAGACATAAGCCCCGTGCATAGGGCTCCAGAAGTGAATGGTGGTCATACCTTCCCCTCTGCCCGTGCGATGGCGGCGCGGATCATTTCGCGCACCACACTGTCATGCTCAAGCACCTCGGCGGCAAACCGCTTGTTGCTCATGGCGCGCTCTGCTGACTTCAACGCCTCCAGCAGTTCCCCGTTCACCGCATGCAACCGGCGCAGTTCTTCGGCTGCGGATTGCGCCGTGACGCCTGAGATGTGCCACTTGTCCACCTCTAGCGCATCAGCCAGCCGCAGGGCTTCGGGCCGATTTGCTTTCGCGTCTTTGCGCAACTGCTTCATCCACCAACCGTGGTCTTCCAGCGGTGATATTTCTTCAGCCATGGTTCAACTCCTTCAGCTTGGCCTCGATAGCATGAGAGAGTTCCGTCATCGACAGCGGCAGCGGTGGCCTCCGCTGAAAACGCTTCTCTCTTTCCAGTTGGATCACGCTCTGTGTTTCCTCCTCCGTCAGCCCTCGCCACTCGCGGCGGGGTGGGTGGGTGTAGAGGGGCGTCCAGTCGCTGAAGCGGAATCTCTCGCTGTTGTTGAGATGCAAGTCTTGCCCCGGCGTCATCCACGCCACCGGCTCCTGCTCCGGCTGCTCCAGCGCGGCGCGGAGGGAGGGCACCACCAACGGCAACGCCTCTCGCTCAGCGTAAAGTCTCAGCGTGTGGTCTTTGCCTAGCGCAACCAGCCCCTCCATCATTCCAGCGCCCCATTGCGTGCGCTCTGGCGCTTCTGCCCAGCAGAGGTCGGGTGTCTTCGGCTGCTCCAGCGCGGCCTTGAGGGCGGTGATGGCTTTGCCGTGGACCGTAATCGCGGGTGTGCCAGCGTAGGCCAATTCCAACGCCTCCAGCGCCTGCTGCACCGTGGTGCGGGGCAACGTGATCAGTTCAGTCATGTCTTGCTCCTTGGTGATCATCGAGGCTTGGCGTAGTACCACGCTTCTATGCCTTCATCTTTGTATACGGCGGGCGGGTTGCTGGACTTGCTGCGGGGTTCTTCAGGTGCGTGCTGGGCTCTCTTCACAGGCTCCTGTTCCAGTGCCTTGACGACAGCGTTCACCGCGTCCCACGCCTGTTTACGGGCTGTGGGCGTGTGCAACAGAATTACCAACGCCTCCAGCGCCTGCTGCACCGTGGCGCGGGGTAGGGTAATCAAATCGCTCATGTCAGTGCCCTCCACAGCACATACAGACTCCACCCCAGCACCGACACCGCGCCGATCACGGCCAGCGCCACCATGGTACGGGCGAAGCGCTCAAGGCCCTGTCCTTCGTACTGCTCTTTCATACTTCATTTCCCGCCATCTCCAGCATGGCACGCAGTCGGTCAATTCGCGTCTCGTGGTAGGCAACCATCGCCACGGCGTAATCACGCCCGGTCTGCGCCTCAAGCAGGCCGCGCCTGGCCTGGTCCAACTCGCGGGCGATCAACTCCTCGGGGCTCGGGGTTCGGAAGGGGTTCGGGATGCGGATCATTGGTGGACTCCTGAGATGGCGCCAACGCGGCGCGCGTAATGCCAGATGCTGGGGGCTTGCTCGATGGCCCGTTGCAGGGCTACCGAGTCAGGCTCGGGCGGCGGTGGTGGCGGTGCGATGCGCCAGCGTGCCCAGCGGTTGCTGCTGGACGGCACGATCAGGCCGGCCCGGTGGAGCTGGTGTAGGTAGGTTTTGGCCGTGGCGGCTTCGCATCCCAAGCGGTACGCGACATCGGCCATGGCAACCGGCTGGCGCTCTTGGACGATGGCCAGGGTTTCGGCTTGGCGGGGGCGCAGGGGGGTCATGATGCATCCCTCGCGTTCAAGTCCTCGGCCACGCGCTCCGCGCTGCTGCGCGTCAGGCAATCGGCCACCACGGCGGCCGACCCGTCCAGGCCAGCTAAGCGGCGCACGACAAGCCAGCGGTCGCCGGCTGGGACCACGCGGAAAAGGCGCTCGGGCGCCTGCTGCTCAGATTGGCTCATCATTGGCCTCCAGCGTCTCAACAGGCGCCTGCGCTGCGCGAATCTGGCCGGCACGAACCTGGGCGGCGTCCATGGCCTCCGCGCGGGCGTCACGGTCCAGCGTGCGAATTGCGGGCCGCAGATCGTTCAGAGCGTCGATGGTCTGCGCGGCGTCGATCTGGCGCATGATGGCGCCGAAGTCTGCGACCTCGACCACCGGCCCCATGTCGCGCTGGACGGGCGCCGGTGCGTGGCCGGCGTCTTCGGCCTCCTCGGGCGTGTAGGTGCCGACCACCACGCCGGGGAACACGGTGCGGATGCCCTCGGAAACGCACCGGGCGCGCAGCATCTGGCGCGGGTAGGACTTCCATGTCGGGTTTTTGGTCAGGCCGGCAGAGGTCGCCATGTCCAGCGTCCACTCGACCTCCACGCTGCCGCCTTGCGGGTGCGAGAACGTGCCGACCACGCGCCGGTCGGTGTATTCGCCCCAGCGCACGCTGCCGCCCGCCGAGTGGAAGCGGGCCAGCATGGCGTCGGCCTTGAGCGTGGGCCTGCCGTTGATGACATGGTAGTCACGAGCTGCGATGGCCGGGTGCAAGCCCTCGGCCTGCGCGATGAGCATCAGGGCCATGGCCTGGTCTGGGGTCTTGACGCCGAACAAGCCGGACTTGGCGACGGCCACGGCCATGCGCTCGACTTGATCGACGGGAACGAGTGCAGTTGTCATGCAGAACTCCTGTGATTACTGTGGTTAAAAGGACACCTTGGCGCGCAACCGCGAAACGATCTCGTCGGCCTCTGCGCTGAATGCGATGATCTCGCGCTCCATGTGCGCCTGGAACTCGGGGTTACCCTTGATGCGCTGGACGTAGAGCTGCAGGTCGGCGGGCATGCGGGGATCGTAGGAAATGAAGTCGCACCACTCGCGCCCTGTCAGCCACATCTGGCCCTGGATCTGCGCCTGGTGATCCTCGGGCATGCCGTCGAGCCACGTTTCGAGGTGGACCTGAGAACTCCACGGGCACTTGATCTCAATCAGCCCGAACGCGCCATCGGGGTCCGTCTCGTCCGTCACCAGTCCGTCAGGGCTCACGCCGATGGGCAGCTTCGGGTGCGCCACGAAGCCCGTCTCGGTTATCCTGGCCGAGGTGGTGAACTGGTACGCGACGCGGGCGGCGTCTTCGTTCTCGCGGCCCCAGCGCAGCGGCGCGGCGTCGGGCATCTGCACGGGCTGACCCGTCAGGCGCTCAGTCACGATCTGCCAGAGGTATGTCGTGCGGGCGGCGCTCGGGCTGCCCAGCTCGCCGGCCTTGGCCTGCGCGGCCGTGGGCTTGTTGCGGGCCAGGACGTCCTTGAAGCGGCTGGCGGTGACCTTGCCGGCGCGGGCGGCGTGCCATTCGTCGGTGCGTTGGGTGTCGGTTAGGGTGGTCATGCGGGTTCTCCGGTGGCTTTGGCGATGGCGGCGCGGATGCGATCAACGATGCCAAGAGGCACGTCGTACTCGCTCCAATAGTCGGCGCTTTCTTCAAGCTCTTGAAGCACTGCCAGAAGATTGGGAGCGGCGGCCATCAGGCGGGCGTTTGCGGAGGTGGTTTCCTCGTCAACGGAGCTGTCTCGCACAGTGGCAATCTGCATGCACCGCACGCCGCCGAGCCAGATGCTCCGCGATCCCGGCGCCACCACTTCAGGCTCTCGCGCCTCAATGACGTCTTTATTGGGGCCGTCGTCCAGCTCCCAGTCGGCCAGGAACCAAGGCCCCGGCGTGTGCTTCGCGCTCATGCCGCCACCTCCGCATCGCCCGGGATCTTCAGCCCCTCGGCGCTATCAGCGAACAAGCGCAGCGTCATGGTGACGCCTTTGTCGTCCGTGATCTTCAGCTTGCGGACGAAGAACACGCGCCCGGAGCAAGGAATGACCTGAGCCTCTATCGGATCAGCGCTCACGCTGCGCACGTTGTGCATTTGGAATTCCATCATGATGTCGGTCCTTTCAGTACCAGTGGTGGGAATCGTCGTGATAGGGGTCATCGTTCATGCTGTCGGCCATCAGTTTCATGGCGCGGTCATCAATCCAGGTGCGCTCGTCGCGGAGGATGCGGTCCTTGAGCTCCATGCGAGCGTGCAGGCACTGCGCGTCTGAGCCGGTGAGCATCAGCGTCCAGAGCTGGTCCACGGTGGCCTCGCTCATGTCCAGGTCTTCGAAGCCGCGCACGTCGGTGGTGCTGCACTCGGGTTGCGTGATATGCGCGTTGAGCCAGTCGCTGGTGGCCCAGGCGTCGGCCAGCAGTTCGTCTGCCGCATCTGCGCGGTGGCTGTCGCTGGGCTCGCGGTCGCCATCCCATCGCGGGTCGCGTGGGTCGGTGCACGGTCCCCAGGTGGCGCAGTCGCCGGGGCCGTAGGTGGTGTATTGCATGAGGTGGGCTCCTGTGGTTTAGATAAAGGCCGCCAGCAGGCAGCCGAGGGTGATGCCGAAGGCGGCGGCGAATGCGTAGTCGATGGGGCGGAGGTTGGTGGTCATGGTTTGCTCAGATGGCCGCTGCGGCGGCTTCGATCATGGAGCGCATAGCGGCCGACTTGTAGTTCGTCAGCGCGGCTTGCAGGTTGTTGAAACGCTTGCCCATGCCGCGCCACACTTTGTGCGATGCGTTTTGGTTGCACACTTGCACGTACCAGGGAGCGATCCAGATGTGCGCCGACTGATTGCCGCAGGTCAATTCAATCAGGTGGCTGTCGTTGATCTTGTCGTGGCGGGTGATGATGACTTGCATTTGCGTCTCCGGGTTGCGTGTTGCGATGGAATGAATTCTGCGCTCACTGGACACCAATGTCCAATGCTTTCGACAATCCCGACCAAAACGCAGGGACATAAATGTCTGTTCAGCGATAGACATCTATGCCAGAATCCGCCACATGATTACCCGTGAACAACTATCCAACCTGCTGCAGCAGGTTGACGCGAAAGCGGTGGCCGATGAGGCAGGCGTCAACATCAAGACCATCTACCGGCTACGGCACGGCGAGAACTCGCCACGGCTCGAGCTGGTAGAGCGCCTGGTGGCCGCGTGCCGCAAGCTGAAGGGGCGCAAGCCGTGAAGCAAGGCGACCGCGTGCGCCTGTCAGACGGCCAGGACGCCATGGTGCTGGAGGTCGGCGTGGCTACCCTGCGCGTGGCCCGCATCCGCCCGGATTGGCCGTTTCCCGGCCTGCCTGAATCGGTGCTGCGCGGCACGGTCAAGCGGCTGCCGTCGCGGTATCTGCGGGAGACGCCTGCAGATGTGGGGCCGGCCCGGTGGTGAGCCGGCCCCGATGATTTTTCAACCTGCGGCATGGCCGCAACGAAAGGAGAGAGAGTGCAAAACTATGAGGACTTCGTGGCCGGCAAGCGCCGCGCCGAGGTGGGCACTGGCCACCAGCCGGGAGAACTGAACCCGCATCTGTTCGACTTCCAGCACGCCATCGTGTCATGGGCCGTACGGCGTGGCCGGGCGGCGATCTTTGCGGACACCGGACTGGGCAAGACCCTGATGCAACTGTCATGGGCTGACGAGGTGGCATCGCACACGAATGGCGCGGTGCTGATCCTGGCGCCGCTGGCCGTGTCGGAGCAGACCATCGAACAGGGCTCCACGTTTGGCATCACGGTGCGGCGGGTTCCGCACGGTGGATCACCGGATGCGCCTGGCGTATGGATCACGAACTATGAGCGCATGGATGCCATCGACTTCGGCGGCTTGCACGGGCTTGTGCTGGACGAATCCAGCATCCTCAAGGCTCACGATGGCAAGACGCGCACGCGCATCATTGAGTCTGCGCAGGGCGTCCCGTATCGCCTAAGCTGCACGGCCACGCCAAGCCCGAACGACTTCGAGGAGCTGGGCAACCAGTGCGAGTTCCTGGGCGTCATGACGCGCACGGAGATGCTCGCCACGTACTTCGTGAACGACACCGGAGACACCGGCACTTGGCGCCTGAAGGGATGGGGTGCCTCAAAGTTCTGGGAGTGGATGGGCACATGGGCCGTGGTGCTGCGCAACCCTTCCGACCTCGGTTTCGACGGGTCGCGGTACGTGCTGCCGGCCCCGCAATACCTGGAGCATGTGGTTGAGACTGATCCGCTGGGCAACGACCTATTCAGCCGGCCTGCGCAGACCCTGACAGAGCGCCGTCAAGCGCAGCGCGCAAGCATTGAGCAGCGATGCAGGGCGCTGGCCGATGTAGTCAATTCGGAATCGTCTGAGCCGTGGCTGATCTGGTGCCATTTGAACGACGAGGCCGAATTGCTGCAGAGTCTGATTCCTGGCAGTATCAACGTGCAAGGGTCAGACAGTGCCGAATACAAGGCCGAGCAGATGATGGCCTTCAGCCGTGGCACTCTGCGCGTGCTGATCAGCAAGCCGAAGATTTGCGGCTTCGGCATGAACTGGCAGCACTGCGCACGCATGGCGTTCGTCGGGCTGGATGACTCATTCGAGAAGTTCTACCAAGCCGTGCGCAGATGCCATCGGTTCGGCCAGAAACGCAGCGTGCAGGTGCATCTGTTCACTGCCGAAAACGAAGGCCAGATTTTGCTGAACCTTAAACGCAAAGAAGAGCAGCACCACGAAATGAGCGCGAACATGATCGAGCACATGAAAGACATCATGAACCATGAGCTGTCGGGGCAGCAGAACATCGTGGACGAATACCGCGAGGACACTCACGAAAGCGACGGGTTCACCGTGCATCTGGGTGACTGCGTGAAGTGGACCCGGCGCATGGCAGACAACAGCATTGATTACTCGGTGTTCTCGCCCCCGTTCGCTGATCTGTTTGTCTACTCAAACAGCGACCACGACATGGGCAACTGCCGCGACGATACAGAGTTCGTGGCCCAGCTGCGCTACCTGATCGGAGAGTTGTTCCGCATCATCAAGCCTGGGCGCAATGTCAGCTTCCACTGCATGAACCTGCCGACCACCAAGATGCGGCAAGGGTTCATCGGGCTGCGCGACTTCCGGGGCGACCTGATCCGCGCATTTCAGGATGCCGGCTTCATCTACCATTCAGAGGTGTGCATCTGGAAAGACCCCGTAGTGGCCATGCAGCGCACCAAGGCGCTGGGCCTGCTGCACAAGACCATCCGCGAAAATGCCAGCATGTCACGCATGGGCCTACCTGACTACGTGGTGACGATGCGCAAGCCTGGAGACGCCGAGCCGCGTGTAACGCATGGCGATGATCTGCCTGTCATGATGTGGCAGAAGTACGCCAGCCCGATCTGGAGCGACATTGATCAGGGGCGCACGCTGAACAAACTGCCGGCCCGCGACGAGAACGACGAAAAGCATATGTGCACGCTGCAACTGGACGTCATTGAGCGGTGCATCCATCTGTGGACGAATCGCGGAGACTTGATCTTCAGCCCTTTTACTGGCATTGGTTCTGAGGGCTACTGCGCAGTGAAGATGGGCCGCAGGTTTGTCGGCACTGAACTGAAGCCGCAGTATTGGGAACTGGCCGTCGAGAACATCACCGACGCCACACGCGAGCAGCGCGGGCTTTTCGCAGCATGACCCGAGGCCGCGAAACCCTGCGCGAGAAGATGCTGCGCAACCAGGCGACGATGGACCTCTACGCGGCCATGAACAACAAGCCCCGCGTTCTGCTGGACATGCCGCCTGAGCCTGTGAAGCGCGGGCCACGCAAACCGTCAGGCCAGCCTACAGAGGCGCAGATTCTCAAGGCCATCATGGCGCTGCTGAAGCGCCACCCGAAGGTCGCCAGCTGCTGGCGGCAGAACTCGGGCACGTTCCAGGAGCGCAACCGCGACGGGTCTGTGCGGTACATCCGTGCGAACACGGCTAAGGGCATGTCGGACATCATGGGCGTGCTGAAAGACGGCCGAACGCTGGCCATCGAGGTCAAGTCCGCCACCGGCCGCATGCGTCCAGGTCAGGAGGAATTCCTCGCCACGATCCGCCACGCGGGCGGCGTGGCCGGGGTTTGCCGGTCGGTTGAGGATGCGCAGGCGTTGCTGGAGGAGAAAAGTGCATGAGCTGGCTCTATTCGCGGGCGCTGGTGGAGGCATTCTCGGGGGGGGGCTGCTTGGATGGCGCACCATCTGCGCCGTCGAGTGGGAACCCTACGCCGCAAGCCTACTTGCCGCCCGACAGAATGACGGCCTTCTCCCGCCCTTCCCGATTTGGGATGACGTTCGCACCTTTGACGGACGACCATGGCGCGGCCGTGTTGACGTCGTTTCTGGCGGCTTTCCCTGCCAGG